GGGGCCAGGTCAGGGTGAACGATAAACATGGTGTCTGCAGACTGTGTCCACTGCAGCTGCCCCAGCATTGCGCTTGTGATTGTGGTGGTCAGATAAGCATTGGCACCACCGTTGATGGCTGTGATCTGCACACCGTCTTTGAACACATACATGCGTTCGTTAACGAAGCAAAGCATGTAGCTGTCGTCAACGCTGAACTCAAACGGCACCAGGCGCACGCCACTGCCTGCGGAGCTTGGCAGCTCGGCAATGTGCTTTAAGCCTGGGCGACGACGAATGCCACCCTGTGGCTGCACCAGGACGTTGGTGGCCTTGGACAGAGCGTTGTTGTACTGCGCCAGGTCAATGCGCGAGCGCAGCAAGGGGTCAAGCTCGCCCGTGCTGAAGTTGGTTTGAATGTCAACAAAACGTGGCATCAGCCCCTCACTGCGATAAGGCTGAAGTCTTCAATGACGCGGGTGGGTGTGCCCTGGCCATCGATGTTCATGGCTGTGCGCATGTAGCCACCACGGCCATTTTCGGCGGGACTGCCAACGGCAACACCTTGCCAGTATTGGGCACGGTCGCTTTGTTCTGTGATCGGCATGGCCAAGTGCCAGGCCATCATGTACTTGAGCAGCTGCACGAAGTATTGCGGCATCGCAAATTCGCCGACGCTGTATTGGTAGTCCAAGTAGACGGCAGGCAGATTGGTCAGCAGCTTGTCGCCCTGGATTTCCCAATCCTTGTTTGCGTAGGAGTTTTGCGCTGCGCTGGCATAGGCTGCGCGCACAGTGCCAAGACGGTCGCCTGGCAGCTGATACTCATAGCGCCAGACAGAATTTGGGGTGGTGATCAGCCGAGCCAGCTGCACCTTCTTTGTGTTGAATGTCCACGGGTAGGTAGTCAATACCGAATCGCGGATATCAGGGTAGAGGCGGTCGCATACGCTGGCCGCGTCAGTGCCATCGTTGAACGATGTGATGGCTTTCGCGCCCAGCATCAGCAGGGCATCAGAGCAGATTGAAACGCCAGTGTCGCCAGCAGCCATGTGAACCTCTCAATGTGAGAAGGGCCAACCTCCGAATGATCAGAAGTTGGCCCGTCGTATTACCTGATCCGATTAATCGGTGTCAGTTGATGTCACAGTCACGCCGTCAGTGATGTCAACAACGGTGCCGGTGTTGCTATTCACATAGGCTGTTGACATCACAGGAGTGCCACCCGTTGCGGAGTAGCAGAAAATGATGTCGCCGACCTTGAGGATTGACGCGATAGAGTTGAAGTATCCAGACGCACGAATCACTGACTGAGCGTCAGTAGAAGCGTATGTGTAGATAGAAGGTGCGTTACCAGCTTTTGACTGGCCGCCAATGGCGTTAAAGCCTGTGGATGAAAATGCCATGATTCATGCTCCTTTTAAGAATCAAGATTCGCGGCAAGTGAGTTGAACGATGCCTTCAGCGTCGATGGCGATTGCGCCAGCGCTGAACACTTCGTTAACCAACCAGCTGGTCTTCTCAGGGATGTAGTTGATCTCGGTACGCATACCGATACCTTCGCCGTAGCCGATTGCATCCTTGTGGAATGCAAAGCATGTACGGTCATTGCTGCCGTCGATGGCCAAGCCACCTTCAGAGCGGTCACCCAAAGTGTGGAACTGGAAGCCCAAGAAGGTGTTGATCTCGCCCTGAACCAAAGCCTTGACTGTGTTGAAGTCAGAGCTGGTCACGGCTGTCTCGCCTAAGAGGCTGTCCAGACCATTTGCATGGATGATGATGTGACGACCGTCAGCAGGCACGTTGTTCTTGTCGAGCAAACGCTTAGCTGCGCGGAGCTTAGCCACGTTCAAGTTGGTAGTGGAACCACCAACGCTGTTGGCCACGGTCAATGAAGTGCTAGAAGCAGCCAAGGCATCCAAGATCAATTGATCTTGACGACGGCCCATGGCGGCGGCAACCACTTGCACCAACTCTTGACGCTCGTCAAAGTTGACTTTTGCCTGGCTGAAGATGTCGCTGTACTCAGCGGCATTCCAATCAGACAATGTCAAAGTGACAGAGCTGAAGCCCACGTTCAATGGGGTGACATCGGTTTGACCGACGCGGGGGGTTGCAACACCCTTACCGACTTTAGGGAACTTGACGGTTGAGCCTTCGACTCCACGACGCTGACGTACGGCAGGAACCAGCATTGCCTTACCTTGGTAGGCTTGCTTTACCTCAGCATCGAAGAGCGTAACAAAGGCATTGCTTAATGAAATGCTCATGATATTTTCCTCGGTTGTTTAAAAAAAACGGTTTGGTTCTCGCGCCGGTTATCCAGTTGCCTGGGCCGAATGCTTGCTGCTTACGTCAGCCAATCGTCAGCATCCGCTGCGGTCAGGGCCAGTTGCCTGGTATGCCTTGGGCGCGATTGTATGAGCATTTGTACAAAATGCAAATGGCACTTGACAAATAAAAAAAACCCAGCGGAAGCTGGGTCAAAATGGCTACCTCAGGAGATCAGGAGATATGCTGCTGGAACATGCGCTCTACCTTTTGGCGGTAGGCTGCATCAGTCTTGTACTTGGGGTCATTGACCATTTGGTAAAGCTCTTCTTTGCTTGGCGCGCCTTCCATTGGGGCCACGTCGATTGGCACCCGGCCCTCATAGGCTGAGCGAACCTTCATCAATGCGCTCAAGCCGCGAGCTGTGCCGCCCATGATCTTGAACTCTTCAAAGTCGTCTTTGCTCCACACACCCTTGTTGACCAGGCCGCGAGCCCAGTCCACCATGCCATTGACCACGGCGTTGGCATTAGGGCCGAGAGACTTCATCTCAGCTTGAGTGTCGATGGGTGGGCCAGCCATCTCGGCAGCCATCTGATTGACGTTTTGCGCCAGCTCATCGAAGGCCACCTGGCTGATGCCGTACTTCTGAGCCCAGCCGACGTATTGCTTGGCCAGCGGGTCAGACTCGATGTCCTTCACGCCAAGCGCTGCTGTGTCGTATTTGCCGCCCTCTGGGGCTTTGTGCTTGCCCTGGCTGACCACTTTGCGCAAGTCAGCATAAGACTTGGCCATGGCCTCCATGTTGGCTTCGCCCTTATCCTGGTTCCAGAAGTTTTCTGGCAGCCACTCTGGGCGCTCTTTTGGCGTGCCTGGAATCGCACCAGGAGCCAACTCAGTTGCTGTCGTCGCTTTGTGGTCGATCTCAACAGCTTGCGGGTTCTCTGTCTTGGTTTCGTCTGCCACCTGAACACTGTCGAGTAGGCCAGTGCTGGGCTCGACATTGGTTTGGGTTTCGGTCGTCATAATTTCCTTGCTTGATTGATCCGTGCCTCGATGTCCCTCACCACGTTTCTTTGCCCTTCGGCAAAGTAAGCATGGGAAGAGTCTGTGCCCGGCACGGCGATGGGCACATTCACATACATGTCGCGCATCCACTGAAGGAGCTTTTGGCCGTCCTCAGTGGCAAACACGCGAAGGGCTAAGCGCGCCAGGTCATCGCGCTGCTGGTTGGCTTCGCGGATGTCTGGCGTCTGGCCAATGGCGTCGAGTTCATCCCAGCTCATGCTGGCGCTCCCTGCGGTGCTGGTAAGCCAGGCGGTGCCATGCCCTGCTGCTGCATGGCCATCTGAGCTGCCATGGCTTGAGCCTGCTGGGCTTGCTGCTGCTCAATGGCAAACGCACGCTCAGCGGCACTGTTGCGAAGCGCGGAAGGCACACCCAGCTTGTCGCCCAGGTAGTCGATCATGTCGCCAAACTTGACGGCCACTTGACCCTCGGCACCCATCTGCTGGGTGATCTGTGCAAACTGCAGCGCTGCGTTGACTTCGTCCATTGCCTGGGCGTTGGCCAGTGGCGATGTGGGAGAGACCTTGACCTCCAAGCCATTGACGCGCAAAGGCAGATCGATCAGGCCGCGCTCGTCCATGACTTCCAAAATCTTCGTGACCACAGGAATCATGGTCTCGTTGATCAGTCGGCCAAACGCTGAACCCAGGTTCTGCGACAGCTCTTTCATGCGCTCGACAATCTCTGTGGCAGAACGGGCGCTCATGTTCTCTGGTGGCAGGGATTCGTCCAGCAAAATGCGCTTGACGTTGCTGCGCAGATCGTTGATCACCAGCTGCGACACGTTGAAGTCGCCAGAGCGGGGCAGGGCCATCAATGACGGGCCTTGCGGGCCACCGTTGCGGGCCACTGGGATAATGCCGCCAGGCACGATCTTGACCGTGTTGGGGTTCAGTACGCCGTCGTCTGCAGCCGTGTACACGCCAGAGACCGCAAGCGATGCGTTCTTGAGCAGCAGCTCAATGGTTTTGTTCAGCGTCTTGATGTCGGGCAGGGCGGTCATGAGCGGGCCGCGACCGTAGATTTCACCGGCCACCTTCATGTAGCGCGAGATCACCCAGGGCGAGACTTTGCGGCGGCGGTAAACCAGCTCAGCTTTGCTGACCTTGTCGATGACGTGGTAGCAGTAGTCGCCACGGTTTGCGTCATAGATCGTGGCTTCAAGCAGCTCAATGTCGTCGGTCGGTTTGTCAGCAATGCGGCGCTGCATGTCTGGTGGAATCTCGGCATCAGGCCACTGGCGCTGAATGCTTTCACCCTTCAAGCGCATGCGGCGGTAGACGTTGTCAACCTGGCCATTCGCGCCTTCTTCGTAGCTCACCAGGAACAGTGGCACGGGGATGAAGTTGATCGGGCTCACGTCATCACCAGGCTGCACCATCATGCAGGCGGTGCCCACTGCCAGGTCGAGCAAGAACTCACCCATGGCAATGTCGAAGTTGGACTGGCGCAGAATGGCAAACATTTTCTCGCCGTACAGATCAAGGATGGCTTGGGCTTGTGGCTTGCGATCCATTGGGATGTCAAGGCCAGACTCCAAGCGGCACCAGCGGCGCTGCGGTGGGAACACCACCGACTGCAGTCTGTTGGCAAACCGTTGGGTGCTATTGATTGCTGTACTGTCGAAGACGCGCTGCATCTTCTTTGAGCCGGTCGAGCCACCTTCCCAAACGCCATACAGCTGGCGCTGGGGCAGGGCGAACTCGTAGGCGTCCTGGTACAGCTGCTGGAATTCGTCCTTTTTCGTTTGCGCCAATGCCTGGCGCTTGACGATCTCTTCTGGCGTCAGACGCATGCCGCCTTTTTGATTTGTGCCGTATTCCATTTCAATCGTCCATTTCTTCGTTGAGCAGGGCGTCAGCCAACAGCTTGCGATCCTTGCGGCTTAGCGTGGCTGTCTTGAGTTTCTTGGCCATTTCGGCAATTTGCTCTGGCGACAACTCTTCGTCGTCCATCTTTTCTTCGCCGTTTTCAATGCAAATTTCAATCTTCATCATGATCAACCTTTCAATGTTGCGTTGGCCATCAGGCCACCACGGGGCTTGCGCTTCATGCCTGCTTCAGACATGGCAATGGCAATGGCTTGCTTGGGATTCTTCACGACCTTGCCGTCACCACCGCTGTGCAGCGTGCCGGTCTTGTATTCGTGCATCACTTTTTGAACCTTGTCTTGTGCTTTCATCGTCAAACTCCTAGTGTTCCTGATACGCCCAGACTGCCACCGCGACCGCCCAGGCTGCCACCACCGCCAAGTGTGGGGGCGCTTCCTGTCACGTCATAGCCAGACAGCATCGATCTGTCAGTTGCTGAACGGCCGGCTTTGAGGCTTCCAGCGAGCTTGGCAGCAGATGTGCGCTGCATAGATTCCATCTCTGATTTGGACTTTGCGGCCATCTCAGCAGACAAGCGCTGTGTCTCAGCAAGCTGCTTGGCAATTTCTGCCTGGGCAATCTCTGCTTCTTTGGCTGCTTGCGCAGCGGCTGCTTGAGCTGCTACTTGCTGTGCCTGGTAAGCGGCTGCAGACTCTGCCATTCGTTGCTGCTCAGCTGCAACCATGGCGGCAATTTCACCTTGCGCTTTTGCAAATGCGTCTGCATCGGCTTTCGCCTGCGCTTCTAGCTGGGCCTTAGTCGCAGCGTCAAGATCGGCTTGCTGCTTCTTGAATGCTTCTTCGTCGGCCAACAGTTTGGCCAGCGCCGCATCATTCTCCGCTTTGAGTTTGGCAGCAGCTGCTTCGTCTTCGGCCTTAATCTTGGCCTCGTTTTCGGCAGCAAGTCGCGCCAGCTCTGCCTCAAAGCCCGCTGCTTTGTCTTCCTCGCCAACCGTCGGGACAAATGGGTTTGAGTTGCCGTCGTTTAGCGGAGAGATCAACTGGCCGTCGATCTCTTCAAATACACTGTTGACAGGCTTAATGACTGCCATGTCAAGCTCCCAGCAGGGTCTTCACCTGGTTTTCGTCATTGGCTGCTGGTGCCAGGCCAAGCTCTGGATTCATCCTGGCTGTGGACAACAAAGAGCGGCGGCCAGCGCGGCGGCGTGCGGTCATTTGTGCAGACTCACGCTCAGCGATCTTGCGACGTTCAGCATCGAGCGCAGCAGCCTGGTCTTTGGCCT